ACCGGCTCAGTCCTACGCCGAACCGATCGAGCGCACCATTGACGAAGTGCGCGAGGCCCTTGCCTGCATCCCGCAACGTCAGCCCGGCACCGGCACCTACCACATCTACCGGAACATCTTCTGGGGCCTGATCAAAGCCTGCGGCGACACCGACCAGGCCATTGGCCTGATGCAGCAGCACAGCCCCGAATGGCGCGGCTTACAGCAGATCGCCGGCTCTGGTGGTGATCAGATCAGTGCCGGCACATTCTGGTATTGGGCGCGGCACTACGGCTGGAAGCCATCGGCACCAGCGCCACGCACCAATCGCAGCCGTGAGACCGCAGCCGTAGAGCCGGACGTCATCAACCTGCAGCTCTACAACAAGACCGACACCGAGTGGCTGGATCTGGTGGTTCGGCATGTATTCCTGTCGCAGTCGAAGCGCTGGATCTGTGTTGATGGCCTGCTCCATTGCTGGTGCGGCACGCACTACAAGCCGATCACCGATGAGGAGTTGGCGCCCAGCATCGCTGCGCTGCTGTCGCAGATGCACGTCGTCGATGCCCGCAATGGCGAGCGCTGTTACCCGTGGAAGCGGCCCAAGTACGTCGATGAGGCCCTGGCATGGATGCGGCGCCTGCTGGATCCGATGCCGGTCAACCCGCCCAATGCGATCAACTGCGCCAATGGCGTGGTGTCGTGGTCGTGGGCAGGCCGCAGGCTGAACTACACCTTCACGCCACACGACCCAGACACTGCGTTTACCTACGTCACCGCCTACGCCTACGACCCTGAAGCCAATCCGCAGCACCTATGGCGGCTGCTGGAGGCGGTCGAGCCTGGTGACCGCGACACCCTGCAGCGCATCCTTGGTAGTGGTCTGGATCTGACCAAGTACCGCGCAATCCGCGGCAGGCCCCGAGCAGTGCTGATGATTGGCGAGGGCAGCAACGGCAAGGACACCATCCGCACCGCACTGCGCGACACCCTCGGCAGCCGCAATTTAACATCCTGCACCTTGGCCGACTTCCGCCAGTACGACCAAGGTCGCAAGTTCCCCATTGCCCCGCTGCGTGGTGCCTCAGTCAACTGGTCGAGTGAGAATAGTCAGTTCGTGCATATTGACAACTTGCAGTCACTCAAGGCTGCAATCAGTGGCGAGGAACTGTCTTATGAGCTGAAGGGTGTGCAGGAGTCGCAGTTTGTCCCGTCGTCGCTGTTTGTGTTCAACCTGAACAAGGACCCATCCCTCTCTGGTGATCAGGTGGCCATTGAGACACGCTTCCATGTGTTCAAATTCCGCAAGACATTCATGGCGACACCAACAGAGTCAAGCCACATCCAAGCGGATCCACGTTTAAAGGATGATCCTGACTTTATCCAGCAGCAGATATGTCCAGCATTTCTGAATTGGTTGCTGGAGGGTTTGTCCTTGTCGATTGAATACGGCATCGACTACAGCTCCGGTCGGCAAGCGATGGAGGATGTCAGGCGTGCAAGTTGTCACCTGTGGGAGTTCTGCGATGCCATTGGATTGCACTACGAGGAAGGTGCGTCGGTGTCGGTTAAACGCGTCTGGGAGGCATTGCAAACCTGGTACCGGGATGAGGGTTACCTCGACGCCAAAGACCGCTGGCTGATGGACCCGGTCAGTGATCGGACGGTCAAGGCACCACGGCTGCTGGTGCCGGCGCTGAGGCAGATCTTCCCCAAACTTGCGTCCGCCAGGGGCGGCAAGTCTCGCGACCGTCTTATCGAAGGTCTCAAGATGGACTCATGGTGAGGCAGTTGGCGGACGCAACTTGCGTCACGGCGGACGCTAGGCGGACGCAAATGGCGGACGCAAAAACCCTGTCCCTATCTATCTTTTTACCTTGGCGGACGCAAATGGGGGATAAATAACGTGTATAGAAAAGCGAGAGGGGAGGGATGTGAAAACGTATAGGGGGGGTAAGGGAAAACCCCGATTTTGCGTCCTCCCTTGCTACGACTAGGTTTTTTGCGTCCGCCTATGGGTCGTTTGCGTCCGCCATCGCTGAGATCCCTGTCGTAGACTGCGTTCTTTGCGTCCGCCACCAGATGAGGGAGATCAAGGTCAGATTTGAGGACACCGACCTGCAGCAACTCGACCAAGCAGCAGCGGCGGCAGGTGTCAGCCGGTCGGAGTTGATCCGCAGTCGGGCGCTTGTGTCGGATTGCAAAGGTGGCCTTACCGTTGCTGGTTACCACCGCCTAGTGTCAGATGCGCTCGCCAGTGTCCGTGGTGACATCCCACGTCGATTGGTTGAGCAGCTTGTTGCATTCACCCTCACATGGAACTCATCAACATCGCAGCCAAGCAGCAACCCGTGATCAACCGGCTTCATGACGCCATGGAGCACGCGCTGGCGTATGCTGCTGCGATCCGCGACAATGCCCAAGACGATCAGCAGCCCATCCCTGCTGAACTGGTCGCGTCATTCGCAGCCGATTACAACCGGCTGGTTTCGATCCTCACTGAAGCTGCATCATGAAACTCATCACCACGCAGGCTGATCTCAGCCATGCACTGCGCACCATCGCGCCGGCCATCAGCACCAGCAATAGCCATCCGATCCTGTCTTGCTGCCTGGTAGCTGCCAGCGGCGGCACCATGACCGTGACCGGCTTCAACCTGGACCTTGGCATCACGGTCACCGTTCCCGCAGCCGTAGACACACCCGGCACCGTGGCGTTGCCGTATCGGCTGCTGGCTGGCCTTGTGAGCCGCATGGACGACGGTGAGCCTGTGACCCTGTCAGACGGCGCTGTGAGCGCCTCTGGCGGCTCCTACGGCCTTGCTGTGCAGGATGCGGCGGATTACCCGGCATTGCCCGCTGTGGAGGCTCCTGGCGCTGAGCTGGACCTCACCGCTGGCGTGCGTGCTTGCATGGCAGCAGTCAGCACCGATGCCAGCAAGCAGATCCTGCAGGGCATTCACCTCGCCGCTGGGTTCATGGAGTCCACCGACGGCCATCGGCTCATGCGCGTGCCTGTGGCGCTGCCCGATGGCATTGACCTGGTGCTGCCGGCAGCGACCATGAAGCTGCTGCAGGATCGGACAGTGACAGTAGCGGCAGCTAAGGGGCAGGCCGTCATCGACGCCGGTGATGGCATCGTCATGTACAGCCGCATCCTCGATGGCACCTATCCCAACGTGGCAGCGCTGATCCCCGCTAGCTTTGAGCACGCCATGACCATGGATCGGCACCGGTTCACCCGATGCTTGGAGCGCGTCGCGTTGATCGCTGAGGCGCACAACAATGCCGTCAAGCTCACGGCTAAGGGTGGTGCGCTCACCATCACCGCTGAAGCCGATGCTAACAACGGCAAAGAGCTGATCACCTTCGAGGGCAGCGCCGTCGGGTCATGGGCGTTTAACGTGCACTACCTGCTCGATGGCCTGAAGGCTATGCGATCGGCGGAGACTGTTACACTGTCAGCCAACAGCTCAACAACCCCAGTGGTGTTGACGCCGACTAGCATGACAGAGCAGACATACCTCATCATGCCAATTCAAATCCGGGAGTAATACAATGGCGCGCAAAAGCACCAAAGACGAGATCCAAAACCGGGTCAATGAGGTTTATGGTTTGCTTTTGCGCGCCTGGAATCATCATCAGATCGTTCAGTACGGTTCCGAAAAGTGGGGGGTAAGTGATAGACAAGTGCGCGATTATTTGGCCGCAGCGCGTAAGCTGCTGGCGCTTGACGCTGAGTTGGCTCGCCCCCAGTGGCTAGAGGGTGCAATTGCACGAGCGATGGAGTACGAGCGCCGAGCATCCGAGAAGGATCAACTCAACACTGCGTTGATCGCGCTTGAGAAGCAGGCTCGGCTCCTTCAGTTTGAGATGTCATGAGTTTTTCGCAGGCTGAATGGCGCAGAAATCGTCGAGCCAATCTCAAGGCAGCAGGCATTTGCTCTAAGTGTTGGCAGATGCCTGCCTTGATTGGTCGCGTTCAATGCGCCAAATGCCAAATGCATAGCGTGATTCGTGAAAACTTTAAGTTTGATCGCAATCGCAATCGCAACGGCGCGACCAAAGCCCGAGGCACTTGCTATGTCGAGCAGTTTGCACCTGCAGTGCGCCGATCATGGATTGATCAAATTATTTCTAAGTGGACTGGCAAATGCCATTACACGGGGTTGGAAATCGAAATAGGTGCAACTGCTGGACTGGATCACATGCTGCCTGTCTCCCGTGCATCAGTGTTTGGCCCAAGCAAGGTTTATCACCCAGACAACTTGGTTTGGTGTCACAAATCAATCAATTTGCTCAAGGGCGACCGCACTGCAGACGAGTTTGCCCATTGGCTGCGAAATGATTTGCCAGCGGCTATTGCCGCCGCAAGTTCATGAGCTTGCTGGCAGGCATTTGCGAGGACGTCCCGCTGTTGTCGTTTTTGCAGCAGCAGACTCCCGAGGACACCGCTGACTTGATCACCCGCATTCGCGACGACCTGCACCCTGGGCAGCTTGCGTTTGTAGATGACACCGCAACGCAGATCATCGGTATCAGTGCGGGCTATGGCGCTGGCAAGACCAGGGCGCTATGTGCCAAAGCGGTGATGCTGGCCGCGGCCAATCAGGGATTCATCGGCGCCGTGATGGAGCCCACTGGCCCGTTGATCCGGGACATCTGGCAGACGGACTTCGATGACTTCCTTGATGCCTATGGCATCCCGTACACGTTCAGGGCTAGCCCGCTGCCGGAGTACATGCTGCACCTGCCAGGCGGTGACACCAAGATCCTGTGCCGCAGCTTTGAGAACTGGTCGCGCATCATCGGCCTGAACCTTGCATGGGTGCTCGCTGATGAGATCGACACAGTGACGCCCAGCATTGCCAACAAGGCGTTCCCAAAGATCCTCGGCCGACTCCGCAGCGGCAATGTCCGGCAGTTTGGTGCTGCATCGACACCGGAGGGGTTCCGGTGGATGTGGAACACGTTCGGCAGCGACGAAGCCAAAGCCAGGCCAGACCGCCATCTAATCAAGATGCGCACGGCGGACAATCCGCACCTGCCGCCGGACTTCATTGAGCGGTTGGAAGCCAACTACGACCCGAGCCTGCTGCGGGCGTACCTCGACGGCGAGTTCGTCAACCTGACCACTGGGCAGGTGTATGACCGGTTTGACCGGGCGAAGCATGTCACCACCGCCGTGCCCGACACCAGCAGGGAACCGCTGCGGATTGGCGTGGACTTCAACGTTGGCAACATGTCCGCGGTGATCGCCGTGCGGCTTGGCAACGGCCTGATGGTCATCGACGAGATCGCCGGCGCGCATGACACCGACGCCCTAGCCCAGGAGATCCGCAGGCGGCACCCGCAGCAGCAGATCTACGTTTACCCGGACGCGAGCGGCGGCAGCCGCAGCACCAACGCCAGTCAGACCGACATCCAGATCCTTGAGTCCTACGGCATGTCGAACCAGTCACCACGGAGCAACCCGCCAGTTCGTGACCGAGTGGCAGCCGTGCAGGCGCTGCTGGAGAACGGCAAGGGGCAGGTCCGGTTGCAGGTGGCTGAGCACTGCAAACGGGTGATCGAGTGCTTGGAGCTTCAGTGCTACAGCGACAAGGGCGAGCCGGACAAGGACGCAGGGTTCGACCACATGAACGACGCGCTCGGGTATCTGGTCTGGCGTGAGTTCAACCCATTACACGCTGGCGCCGGCCGCGGCACTGGGGTCAGGCTCTATTGAGGTTTGCAACAACGGCGCACCACGGCGAACCATGGTGTAGGATCAGTGCATCGGGGGCAACGGACCTCCGGCAACCAGATCTCAACCATGACCACCACCACCGTTCAGATCCAATCCGTCGGCCGCTGCAAGGGCAAGCCTGCCGGTCAGCTTCAAGCCGGCGATGTGACCATCTGGAACTTCGGCTACACCCACACGTTCATTGGCTTCGTCAAGGAGACCAAAGCTCAAGTAATCGCTCAATTCGCCAGCAACGACGGC